CATACCCGCTTGGGGTTCTGAGTTGAACAACGAGGATCAGGTGCAGAAGTTCGCTAAGATTATAAGCGACTACGCCCCCGGTCTGCGCGGTTTGACGGTGTACCCTGATGGCTCTAGGGGTGGTCAACCTATCACCTCAGTGCCTTATGAAGAGGCTCACAGTAAGCGTGGGGTGGTATATGAGGACAACAGTGAGGAGCAATGCCTAAGCGGGGTGTGCGGGATATGAAACCCTCACACTATAAGATGAAGATTCAACCCATTGAGTATATCATGGCGAACAAACTGGACTTCTGCTCTGGTAACATTGTGAAGTATGCTAGTCGGTGGGATAAGAAGGGCGAACCCTACTCTGATCTATGCAAGATAATAGAATATACTAAAATACTAATAGAGGAACTACCCGCTATGGGGGAGAGCAACGTTGCGGATTAAAAGCAAGGCGTACCTTAAATGGGTATCCACCCTTCCTTGTAGCGAGTGCAAGGCTGATAACGACACTGTTGTGGCGCACCATCTTAAAGGTAGGTACTCGCCCCTTTCGGGCGGGATGGGGTACAAGGCGGATGACTGGCTTACAATGCCGTTGTGTTTTACTTGTCATAGTAAGATACATTCGGGTGATGTAGAATTAATGAACTGGCAAGCATTCTTTATTTTAAAAACGCTTGACAAAGCATTTGATGATGGTATAATAGAGTTATGAACAGTGAAGTCGAGGGATACCTCAAACAAATAGAATACACGGCTCCAAGTTACGCACAGGCTAAGGCCGAAACGTATCAATTACAGGAGTTTAAAAAGACTCAGAGAGCCTTGTTATACAGTAAGGCTGTAGGCAAAACTGTAGCAGACAGGGAGAATTGGGTTTTGATGCAGCCGGAAGTTACTAAGTCAATAGACGGTATCGCGGTTGCTATCGAAAGAGAGGAGCGTCTACGTTGGGAACTGAAGGTGGCTGAACTTCATATTGAAGTTTGGCGAACCGAACAGGCCAACAGACGTTTAGAAACTAAAATTTTATAGGAGATTTATATGAGTGACTATGAAGTAAAAGAGGGTGATATTGCCCTGTTCGTAAACGATAAAGAGGGGAATGAAAAACGCCCCGATTTAACTGGGTACGCCATAATCGGCGGCGAGAAGAAGGATGTATCCGTTTGGGCTAAAGACTCAGGCAGACTTCGATTTTCTGGTAAGGTGCAGGAGCCTTACAACTCAGGCGGTTCGGACAGGAAAACTTCACAGACTTCCACTGAAGTTCCGTTTTGAAGATAGAGTATCATGACGGGGATACTGTCGAGATGTTATTCGACAGTAAACTCCACTCTTATAAGGTGGGGGATGAGATAATTCCTAGTGCTACTAGAGTGCTTGATGTTATTTCAAAGCCCGCCTTAGTTCCTTGGGGTTTAAAAGTCGGTGCAAACTGGCTTGAGAAAAACCTCTTCCACGATGCGAATGCCAGTTCTAAAAACACTAAGGTATACAAGTCAAGGATGGCACTTGAACCCTTGTTAAAGGGGATGAAGAGTGCTTACAGGGGAACCTCTAAGGATGCCTTAAACATTGGAGCCATCACCCATGAATGGGTAGAGGGTGCGGTCAACTGGAAACTTGGTGAGGGGGAGGTACCCCAGATGCCTCAACAGGAAGAGGCGGTTAATGCTATCCACGCTTTCAAGGATTGGGTTGGGCAGAATGTTGTAGAGTGGAAATCATCAGAGGAAAAATTGTTCCACAGGAAACATAAGTATGCGGGAACTGTGGATGCGAGGGCTATTATTAATGGAGAATATTGTGTTATTGATTGGAAAACAAGTAAGGCGGTTTACCCGGAATATCATCTACAGGTTGCGGCGTATGCGAAAGCGGTGGAAGATATACATGGAATTCCGGTGGATGCTACCTACATACTACGGTGCGACAAGGCTACGGGGAAGTTTGAAGCGGTTAGATCAACCGAAATAGAGGAGAACTTTCAAGCCTATCTGGGTGCGCTGACGCTGTACCGTAGGTTGAGGGAATTGAAGTGAGCATACCCGCAATGGTTGTGTTTCACTTTGACTCCGCTCTGGAGTTGATGACTGACGGCATAGAACATGAACTGTTTGATCTAAATGAGATGGGTCAACTGATTGAGGGTTGCGCCAAGCAATCTCAATATGCCAGCCATGAGTTTATGTGGAGAGCGTTCAAGAGGATGCTAACAGAGGGTGATGGTGAAAATGTAGTGGGGTTAAAGGGTGTTCACTAAAATGGAATTTAAAAGATGTAGCGGCTACGGGGGGCATTGGGAATGTGGGGATGATTACCCGGATCATATGGTTCCTGTTGATGAGTTTAACACTGTTGCGACATACAAGTCAGGCTTGGATACCCGCTGTCGTAGATGCAAAGTGCCTGCCCATCGCGCCAGTAATCCGAAGGATAATTTGAAGCATAATCCGAAGAGTAACGCCGTCAGCGCCATATCCTATAAAATGGGGGGTGGCTATAAGGCTTTCTACGATTTACCGAAGGAAGATAGGGTTTCTATTAGGGCTACGGCTACTGAAGAATACAATAGTGGAAGAACAGAATCCAATCCCCAAGAACCAAAATACGATAACGTAATACAATATGTAGAAACGAAATTGAAAGGTCGCAAACGTGATTCAAAAGTTGTTTCTTATATCAGAAGTGTATACGACTCATGCTCTGTTGTTGGCTGTGATTATCTTGACTATGATGTTGCTCATATCCATGCCCTAAAACATGGCGCGGATGACCTTCCTGAGAACTGTCTGGCCCTATGCCCTAACCATCACAGAGATTTAGACAGGGGGAGAATGATTGACTTACAACAATTAAATGGTGGTGGTTACATTTACTTTGGAGATGAGGATGATCGGCAAGGAATAGACCTTAAACACAAAGTTGACTCTAAGTATTTGGATCAATGCAACCTAGAACTTGAGGAATGGAAGAATGCAAGTAACGCTTAATTCAGGAGAGCAGGAAGTTTGCAGGAAATTATCTACAGAAAGATACTCCCTTGCTAGGGCTAATGGAAGGAAGGATCAGCAGATAGGAAAACAACCTTCTTGGCAAACTGACCTTGAGGGTATTGGAGGGGAAATAGCCGCGAGTAAAGTATTAAATGTATATCCAAGTCTAATACTTGAGCCTGACTCTGGATGGGATATTAAATACAGGGGAATTAAGATAGATGTAAAGACAACAAAATATAAAACCGGAAGGTTAATAGCAAAATTAAACACTAGATCAGATGAGGTTGATGCTTACTTATTGGTAACAGGGGTGTTTCCAGAGTATCAAATTAGAGGGTTTGCGACAAAAGGAGAATTACTATCTGATAACAATATAAATGATTTAGGACATGGGGCGGGGTACACATTAACCCAAGATAAGTTGCACCCTATAGAAGAACTTGCTCAATCCATCTAAAGAACAGGAAGAGGAATGGGCGGCGGATAGAAGGTTACACTTCGCTAGGTTCTGTTGGCTCAATCAAAGGAGGGGTTTGGAGGTTAGGGGTGAGTACCTAACTTGGGAGCAGATATTTGATAGGAACGAGGGGGTTCTGCTGCGGGTTTATGCGCGGGATCGCATGGCCGAACGGCGACAACTGCGCCAACAGGGAAGCGAGTAAGGCCATAATAAATCGGGGGATCACCCTCTCCCATGAAGTCATCAGGGTCTTTCGTGTTTGCTATCAGGACTGTATCATCGTCCTGACTGATTAACCACCCCACAGAAAAAAGGGTGGGGCAATCTACTGACTGCTCCCACCCCGCTGTTGCTATAATGTCGCGCCACTCGACTACGACTAATTCTTTTTCTTTCTCTCCAATGGCCCCGGCAATATCCAGCCGATTATCATTGGTGCTACGAATATCAGTAGTAATGCCCATCCGCCTATCTCCACTAATGATTGCATGATTGTCCATATATTGTCTGGCGCACATTTCATATCAATTCCCCTCATCCTCGTATCCATCATCGTTTCCGTCACCACATCGGTCACAAAAGCACTCGTCATGGCTCCCGCTATCGGCGCAAGGACACCCCCCGACAAGACAGTACCCGCAGTCGCACCTATCGCCGCCCCTGTTGCTACTACCGTTGCTTTTTTTATGGTCGTGCATCCCGCTAGCCCAAGTACAGTAACAAGAGTAAGATGTCTGCTACGCCAAGGAGTACGCATAGTATCGTATGGTATGCTGTCCAGATAATATCATACTTCACACAATCTCCTGTATCACGCCGATAACTATTACAACCGCTACAACGGCTATGACAA